CCGAGCATTGCTGCCCAGCCATTAAATCTTTCTGCTTCTGGTGACATTAGTTTTCTTGGGGGTAATAATTGTATAGGTGGTTCGTTTGGGTAGATGTTTTTCTTACCGTATTCTGTGGTAATCATAATAATAATAAGAGTGGGAATACCTGTGGCGAGGACGATGCGATTCGGGTCGCCACTAAGTATCTATCTCTTTTTCTTCTTTGCAGTTTTAGCTGCTCGCTTGAAGTTTGCGTTTGTGGGAGCACCTTTAGCTCCCGGTTTTCTCATCTTCTCGCCAGAGCCAGCAGCGATCCGCTTTCTCTTGGCGTGAATGTTTGCGTACAGTCCTCGTTTAGCCATTACTTCATGTCCAACATTTGTCTATATCTCTTTCTAAAATCAGCTGGCATATCACCATAGTTGAAATTATCTGGAGTCTTTATGTCTTTCTTTTTCTTCTTCTGTTGTCTTTCAGTGATGGTCTTAGTCATTGAACCATCTTCATCATATGTGTGAGCCATTAGCATTTCCATTTGCGAAGGGCAAGAGCCTTACGTGTAGGCTTGCCATTTGGTTTTTTCATTGGTCCTTTTACACCCTTCATCCTAGCACAGAATGAGCGTTTACGTGGACCGCCTTGAGGCTGTGGAGCCTTAAGGTTAGAGCCGGTAGCAGCATTGTATTTTTTTCTACCGGCTGCTGTCAGTCCACCAGTACGGGACTTGTGCTTTCCCATTTTGAGACTGACATTCTTTTTCTTTACAGCCATTATGCTATCTGTAATTGAGATTTCTTTTTCTTTTTATTAGCTAGAGGTACAGGTAGTCCATGTATGTCAGGGTTGTACTCTGTCTTGTTACCAAAAGATCCTCCAGTCTGACTGTAGGCATTGCCTTGACCATCTAAAAAGAAACCTTTTTCGGTTACATAATTCATGATAGATGAGTCAGGTTTTCCATCAGCTAAGTTGGCTATCTTCAAACCATCTTTTCTTTGAACTCTAGGAAAGTTACCTCCCCCAGTGTTTCTAATAAATCTTATAAAGTGCTCCATCTCAAAATCTTTGATTGCTCTAGTTCTTATGTGAGGAATACCGTATAGTTCTTGAGGTCCAAAATCTTTTGGTGTAAGTGCACTAGCTATTTCTAAATTTTTACGCTTCGTTGACATTGTTGTTACTCCTCTTTTTCATTCTAGCTAGCCTGTCATCTCTTGATGGAGCGGGAGATTTATAAGGCTCGTATGGGCTATCACCTTTATTAGGTTTTTTGTAAGGAGGAAGTTGGCCCGGAGGATGTGCCATTATTTCTTCCTCTTATTTTTCATGATTGCAGCCGCAACTTTTGGTCTTTTTTTTGCGAGTGCGGCTAGTCCCTTTGACGCTTTCTTAGGTGGTCTACCTTTCTTACTTCCGTAAGTACCTTTTCCTTGTGGCATGATTCTAAAATGATAAATCTGATCTGTCAAGTTTTTCGATAACATCTTGCCTGTAGGCAGGGTCGTTATCATACCTTCTGTCATTCATAGCTGCTACTAATTCAGCTTGACTACGAAAGACGTCACCTCTGTCAGGTGCTGCTTTACCTTGTACCATTCTTCCTTCTACTCCATTCGCTGCATCATACTGTGACTTCAATCCTTTAACTGCAAACTTGATAGCATCTATACTACCAGTATTAATGATCTGGTCAAAAGCTTGAATAGACTCATTGTCTAGATTAGCCCCTGCCCATTGTACCATATTATTATAGGCTGCGTCCCCGCCTGCTGCGTTCTTAACTGCATTTATCTGTGACTCAGATATATCTGGTACTTCAGATGGTGGTTGTGCTTGCCAATTAGGACTCTGAGTTACCTCTAAATATGCCTTAACCAAGTCTTGGCTAGACATATTAGAAAACTTATCTAATGTTTCTGGTGATAACTTGCCGTCGTTTTTATAATACTCATCCGATGCTGATGTAATAATACTAGCATTATCAGATAGTGTAGTAGGTTCTGGTTCAGCTTCTGGTTCTGGTTCAGCCTGCTCTGACTTATCGCCTAGCTTTGCTTCCAGTTCTTTATATGCTTTCTCTAACTCTTCAGCTGATTTATATTTACCAGCTAATAAATTTTCTTGTTCAGCTACAAGTTTTTCACCAACATCCAGAGAGTCCTGTTCCTCTTCGGTAAGGACTTCTGAATCTGGTGTCTGATCTGTAACTGTAAATGTTTGTTCGTCTGCCATTCTATTCTTGTGGTGGTACTGGTGCTCCAGCGATACCCTCTATAGCTGCTGATGCTTGCTCTGCTAACTGTGGATTCTTCTGTGGATCCATCAGTGGTGTGCCTGCAATCTGTCCTGTCTGATCGACAAGTGATTGTTGTGCCTTCATCTGCATGAGCTTCTGTTGCTCTGCCTGTAGCTCTTCTGGAGTTCTAATTAGGTTGAGTACATCTATACCCTGTGCTGCTGCTAGTCTTTGTATAGCTTCAGATGGGTTGACAAACTTAATAAGAGCATCTGGTCCTAGTGTCTGTGCCACTGTACCCATGAATCTAGTCAAGCTTTCGTTGTCCTGTCCTCTACCGAGTGAATTGATACCAGCTACGATCTTAGGTCTAACGACATCTTTAGGTAGTCTTGGTATTTGATTTGATCTCTGTAGTATTAACAGAGTTCTATTGAGGTAGGGTACTAAGAACTCTACCGTTAGTAAGCTGAACAGCCCGCCGAGGGATTGCTCTAGCTCTAGCTGTGTAAGGCGTACCTCTTCAGCTGTAACTCTCTCTGCATTTCTTACGTTCATAACCAAGAAAGCTTCGAGTATTCTTTTTTCTATCTGTGACGCTAGCTGTGCAGCTGTTGAAAAGTCTGCTGTCTTACCAACTTGCACGACTCCTACGTCTTCTGGTCTGCCCTGTATGATAGCTCCGTTACCAGCTTTCGATAAGGTCTGCGGCTTAGTAGTAGATGAAGGTGATACAAGAAAGATAACTTTACTTGCCACACTTGCACCTTCTACAAGAGCTTGAGACAATCCATTGAGACTGCGTAGGTCTCCAATAAATTCCTCTACTCTACCACGTCCGTAATCCTCTCCGTCTACTGTATTGAATCGAAGCACTAACCATGGTGAGGCGTTCTTCGGTGCTGTGCTTTGGCTACCATCTAGGATCATGTTGTCCACTTCTTGATGCCATCTCCAGCTACCGCTACTCTCATCCATCTTAACACAGGTGTATACCTCAGCGTCGTCTTCATCTGGACCAAGGTCATTACTGTTCGGTCCCTGTTCCTCTGGAGGTTTTGCTATCCCCAGAACCTTTCTGCTAATTAGCTCTTTGGTAACTATTTCTATAACATTACCATTACCGTCTCTGTTTACAACATATCGTGAGAGAGGATAAGTCTTTAGACCATCCTTACCCATAAAGATAAGTGCGTTACCGCCAACGATCAGGTGTTTTAATGCTTGATGTACTTGAACTCGGTCATTAGATGCGGCTATGAAATCCATTATCAGTCTCTCTATTTTTGAGAATGATAAGTCTAACTCTGTGCGTATCTGTGGGTCGAGTGTCTCTCCAAGCTTGTCGTCTCTTACTTGTAACTTAAAAAAGCTAGTCTGTGGAGGTAAGGTAGCTAGCATAAGCTTCGCTGCCAATGTAACAACAGCTTTAGCACCGACTGACTGCCATGGTTGCAGCAACTGTCGCTTGCCTTTAAAGTTGTCGTCTCTTGTAATGAGATAAGGTAAGGTAAGTTCAGAACATTCAACTGCCATATCAAGAAACTGTGTTCTGCCTGATGACAATTTATTGTACCTCTCCTTTGCCTTATACATTTAATCCTCCACTCTCTCCACCAGCTGTTGGTGTATTGATATTTATTTTGAGAGCATCAGTACCAGTCTTCTTAGCTGTACCTCTTGGGTCAGCCTTTGCTGTTGTACCATACTCTACGCCCGCTACCTCATCAGGATCTACCAACTCTTTCTTACTAGGTAGTCTAGATGCCCTTACTAAGTCAGGCTGCCTTGGCTGTATTGGAGCCGGTGTAGGCATAGGTGTAGGGTTTGATCTAAATAGACACATTGTCTTCTTCTAAAATAGATTTTACATACTGTACCACTTCCCATTGTCCGGAGCGATACATGATGGAGGCTAAGTCCTCCTTGGGGTGGACGGGACGCCAAGCGAACTTGGCTTCCAGATCCTCTACCAGTTTCTCTAGTTTTTCTGAATGAAAACTAAGCGTACTGGGGTAGGTTTGTGTTTG